TTACACGCCACCTACAGGATACAAAGCGTTAAACACGGACAACCTTGATGACCCTGCTATTGCTTTACCAACGGCTCACTTCGACACCACCCTCTACACTGGGACAGGAGCGACAAAATCTATTTCATCCCTTGCGTTTGCTCCAGATTTCACATGGATTAAATCAAGAGATAACGCTTATCTTCACAACTTGCAAGACACAATTCGTGGAGCAGGTGAGTCATTATTCTCAAACAATACTGATGCAGAAACTACTGATGCTGACTCTATTACATCGTTTGATTCCAACGGTTGGACAATGGGAGCAGACGATAGCAGTTGGACTGTAAACAAAAGTGGCCCAACCTATGTCGGGTGGTCATGGAAAGCGGGAGGCACAGCATCCACTAACGAAGAAGGCTCTATTGATAGTTCAGTAAGCGCGAATCCTACGGCTGGTTTTAGTGTCCTTACCTACACGGGAAATGCAACGGCAGGCGCGACTGTAGGGCATGGTCTAAGTCAAGCACCGGAATTGGTGATAAATAAAGTTAGAGGATCGGCAACTCAGTGGTATGTAAATGCAACCGCTGTCAGTGATACAAGCAACAAAGTATTAGTGCTCAATGGTACTGACGCATTAGATTCTGGAACACTTTATTTTAACGATACTGATCCAACGGCAACGCTTATTACTTTAGGGTCATATGGTAATTTAAATTCTACAGGATCAAATGTAATTTATTGCTGGCACTCAGTAGAAGGCTACAGCAAGATAGGAACGTACACAGGTAATGCGTCTACAGATGGGCCATTTATTTACACAGGTTTTCGTCCTGCGTGGATTATATTGAAAAATGCGACTAGTGGAGGTGGTGGTAAATCTTGGGTTATAAATGACAGCAAACGTGTAGGTTACAACGCGGACAACCCAAGACTAAGGGCTGACACGTCGGGAATAGAAGATGATACAGGTCGATTAGATATTTTTTCTAATGGGTTTAAACTTACACAGACTTATGCTGAGGCAAATGAATCTGGTCAAACCTTTCTTTACATGGCCTTTGCCGAATCACCCCAAAAATTCTCTAATGCGAGGTAATTATGTGGTATAGCGAAACACTCGGAACAATTAAAACGCCTCGCGCCTTAACGGTAAACGGCATCCAACATCCATCCAACATCTTCAGGGCTTGGTCATTACAGGAACTAGCAGACATAGGCATCTATCCTGCGCGTGTAGAGACTCCTGACAGCCGCTACTGGAATACTGGCGCAGAGTCCTACACCCTTACCGATGGTGAGTATGTCATCTCCTACGCGAGTACAGAGAAGGATGTAGCATCTCTCAAGACTCAGGTGATTGAGAAGATCAACGCACACGTTGGTTCACTCTTATCCTCGTCAGACTGGCGTGTGATCCGTGAAGCCGATGGTGGTACTGCTGTCAGCGATGACTGGAAGACCTACCGCAATGAGGTACGCGCTCATGGTAATAGCCTTGAGTCAGGTGTAGAAGCCTTTGCATCTGTTGAGGCAGTGCGTAACTTCCAGAACCATGCGGTACAGGAAGAGCGTAAGGTGTCAACGTATGACTCTGAAGGCGTAGAGACTATTGGCCCTGAGACTGAGACAGTTAATCGTACCGTAGACAAAACATATTGGGGCTGGCCTGAAGCACCTGATGCAATTGCAGACCCGTATCACGTTAGGTATATTTAATGGCCCTGATTAATATAGACAATGTAGGCGAAGTAGGCATAGTAAAAGAAAAAAGTTCTTGGAACCTGCCGCCTAATGTCTGGTCCGATGGAAACAATGTAAAAACTGAAGAAGGCTCTATTAAGAAGTGTCCGGGCTATTCAGAGGTTATGGCTACTTGCCCTATTGCTCCATTCTTTATTACTCAAATAACTCTTGGTGACCCAGAGTTTTGGGTTGTTGGTGGGTTAGCGGCTATATACGCATACGATAATACCGGATCATCTACAACTCTTAACGGAGATATAAACAATTCAGTTACTACGGTAACGGTTGCCAGCACTACTGGATTTGAAAGTGTTGGAACTATTACTGTTGGTACAGAAAACATAACCTATACAGGAAAGACATCTACTACATTTACCGGGTGTACAAGAGGCGCTGATAGCACAACAGCCGCATCCCATACTAATGGAGACACTGTAACTAGAGCATCTAAATGGTATAATATTACAAGAACAAGTGGCGCATACTCTGCTACTGCCGATGAAAACTGGACTGCTACTATTATTGGCGGTGTTCTTGTTATGACTAACAACTTTGATAAGCCTCAGTATTGGGCGCTTACAGACGGAAAGCCTTTGTCTAGNCAGAAGATGCAAGACCTAACTAACTGGCCTAGTTTTACAGAATTAAACGGAGCCATTAATGACTCGGTAACTACNATAACAGTAGACAGTACAGAAGACTTNCCTAGTGCTGGTCAAATNACCATTGGCACTGAAAAGATATCTTACACTGGTATAACGTCTACAACTTTNACAGGATGTACGAGAGGCGCTGACAGTACGACAGCGGCAAGTCATTCAGATAATGATGATGTTACTATCTCTGTGTTGTGCAAGTCACTAAGAGCATTTAGATCATTTTCTGGTAGCGCTTAATATTACCAATGATGGTGTTAACTTCCCTAGAGTTGTTAAGTGGAGTACAGAAGCCGCTACACAGTCTATACCAACCTCATGGAATGAAACAACGAGTACGGTTGATGCGGGTGAATTTGAACTTGCAGACACAAAGGGAGATATATTAGACGGTCTACAGTTAAGAGACTCCTTTATGATATATAAGGAAGACGCTGTATACTCTATGACGTTTGTTGGTACACCGTTTATATTCTCTTTCCGTCAGTTGTCTCCTACTATCGGAGCCATATCTAAGAACTGTGTTGCAGAGTTTGATGGCGGTCATGCTATCTTTGNNAAAGGTAACTTCTATATTAATGANGGGCAAAGGATTAAACCAATCCTCCCAATGAAACTAAAAGAGTATGTGTTTCAGTCTATTGATGGACAGCAGACAAATAAATGTTTTGTTACTGCTGACTACGGTAGAACAGAGATTCTGTTTTGCTTTACTGCTGATGGAGCGTTAACAAACCAACCTAATAAAGCAGTAGTCTGGAACTACATTACTAATACATTTACTATTAGGGATATTCCTGATCTAGCACACATAGGATATGGTAACGTAGGTAACCCAATACGAGCAACTACATGGGCGGCTACTACCGAAACATGGGAAACTATTACAGGTCCGTGGACAATGAGTTACGACCTTCAGGATAAGGTTCTATTGTTTGCTGATCCGGGTAATACAAAACTATATCGTGATAACTCTGGTAATAAGAATAACACAACATTCATGAATTCTTATATTGAAAGGAGTGGCCTTACTCTAAACGAGCAAGGGCAACCTGACCAAACCTCAGTAAAAAGAATAAGCGCTATCTGGCCTAAGATGTCTGTAAGCAGTGATAATGAGATTAATGTTTACCTTGGGACATCTATGTCTACCGAAGAAGGTATTACATGGAACGCTCCTGTAACCTTTAATCCNAACACNCANTCTAAAGTATCNGTTAGAGGAACTGGTAAGTTGTACGCTGTAAAGTTTGAGTCTACTACGGATATGGATTGGGAATTAGATGGCTACGCTTTAGATGTAAGAAACGTCGGCGTTAGAGGATCAAGGTCTTACTAATGCCTACATACTCTGACAGAGTTCAGAAGAGTGTTACACTGTATGAGCCTGGACCACTACCTGAAAACGTAGATGATCTTGGTATATACCTTGTAACTGAACTAAAACGTCTTGGGAGTATTCTTTATAATCAGGCTACATTTAGATTAGAGAGAATACATGAGGAGCCACAACGCCCCAGAGCAGGTGACATTAGATACGCTGATGGAACTGATTGGAATCCGGGTAGTGGCGAAGGTGTATACTTATTTAATGGAACATCATGGACGAAATTTTAATATCTGANCCAATGCCTATACCTAAAGATGTGCCGACACTTCTTATTGTTAGCCCTGAAGATGTAGAGTATGTATGGGAAGAAGTTAAACCTTTAATAGATAAGGCTCTAGCCTATGCTGAAGGAGAACTTCTTTCTGAAGATGTGTTAAATAAAATCTTTGAAGAAAGGCAGACTCTGTGGGTAGGTATGAAAGACGGAGAGATATTTTGCTCCGGTGTTACCGAAGTCATTACATACCCAAGAAAGAAAGTATTAAGAGTAATTACCTTTGCTACAAAAAGTGGTCACGACTACAAGCATTGGAAAGACTTTGAAGAAGTTATAGAAGGGTTTGCTGTAAGACGCGGATGTTCTGCTCTGGAAGCATGGACACGCAAAGGTNTAGCAAAGAAACTAAATTGGGATAACGAATACTCAGTAATAACAAAGGATAATAAAAAGCAAATGGCAGTAAGAACACCTATACCAATATCACAGCCTTTGGCTCCGGGTTTACTATCAGCAGATTATAGTCCGTGGAGTACCGAGGCTGGAGCAAGAACCGGAATGACACACCTTCCCGGATTCTTAAACTATACTGGATCAACAGGAATGGTTGGTTCCTCTCCAGACAGGTTACCTAACTGGTCTACTGATTTTGTATCTACAAAGTCTCCCGGTGGCCCGGAAACTATTGGGTCAGGTTTACCAATGCCTGATGTAGAAGGATATAAATATGTGTATCCTAGATTTACCTATAACCCATATGATGGTAAATGGGATAGGTCAGGATACCGAGAAGATAGAGATGCTTATGATTATTATCCATATTTTCCCGAAGGGATTTCAAGCAGTAGCCCAATCCTTGTCGGCGTTGAGTTACTAAAGGAGTAATATATGTCAGGAGGAAGCCAATCACAAACTACACGGACAGAACCGTGGGATGCTCAGAAAGACTATTTAAAAACAGGCTTTGCTAGAGCAGAGGATTTATATTCTACAGGAAAAATGACTCCGAGTTATTACTCGGGAAGTAGAATTGCTCCATTTGATCCCGCTACACTAGAGGCTCAGAGATCAGCACTAACCTATGCTACAGGTCCACGACCTGCTAACCTACAGGCTGGCGCAGAGACTACACAGTTAGGTGGCTTACAGTACGGTAGAGACTTAATGGACTACGGTACGGCTATGAGAAGCCCTATGAGCGGTGCTGACTATGCTGGTCTTACTCCGTTTACTGACGCTCAGTATTCAGGACTGTTAAGTGGTGAAGTAGATACGTCTGTGTTTAATCCTCTTGCTGACGCTTACAGGAGCGAGGCTATGGGTCAGTTGACCGGAGAGATACTACCGGGAATTAGATCACAGATCGTCCAGTACCAGCCGGGAGGGAGTACGAGAGGCGACATTATACAGGCCAATGCTGTAGCCGCCGCAAACCAGAGAGTCACAGATAACCTTGGTAAGGCTATGTTTGATGCCTACGGTCAGGCACAGAATAGAAAGTTAGGCGCGGCTCAGATGGGTCTTGGCGCACAGCAGTTCGGCATTGGGCAGGGAGCCACAGGTGCAGGTATTGGGACCGGATATCTCGGGCAGTATCCCACTATNATGTCTGCTCCNCTGTCTAANATNGNNGNAATGGATAAGGTTGGTCAACAGCGTCAGGCTATGGATCAGCAAGGGATTCAGAGTGCTATGGATAGATACTCCTATGAATCACAACTTCCGACAATCGGATTGCAGAATTACCTTGCCGCCATCTCTGGTGATTACGGCAGTAATGTTACAGCCACTGGTCCTGCTGGTCCTAATCCCATGGTTAGTGCCTTGGCAGGTGGAATAGGTATGGCCGCAGGTGGTCCAATAGGAGCGGCGGCAGGAACTGGCTTGGCAAGTCTGTTTTCATAGGAGAATAATATGGACCCAGAAGAAAGAAAAAAATTACGAGAACGAATGATGTCAGGTATATTAGGTTTAGGAAATAGTATATACCAAGGCAATCCA